GTGCGGGCCTCGGTGCCGGAAGGCTTTGAGCCGGCGAGCGTTGCCTGCGGAGATGACTTCGCGTCGCGCTTGGGTTCGAGCTGTCGGGAAGCGTCCGATCACGATCACTGGTCGTGCGGCGTCGTCGACTGATGCGCGTACGTGGTCGTCGTTTGCTGAGGTTCGCTCGAGCTCGGCGGGTGATGGTTTCGGGATCATGCTCGGCGATGGACTGGGCTGCTACGACCTGGATCATGTGTCGCTCGAGCAGGCGCGCGAGTTCGCGTCGTCCATTGCCGAGCCGATTGTGTTCGCTGAGCGGTCGATGTCTGGTGAGGGTGTGCACATTTTCGTGCTGGCCGATGAGGGGCCGGGGTCGAAGCGTGGTGGCGTTGAGCGCTACACGCGTCAGCGGTTCATCCGCGTGACTGGTGACCGCATCGTTCTTTGAGGGGGCGTCATGGCTTCTCGTCTGAGCGACCTCCTGTGGGACTCGCTTTCGCAGGCTGATCCTGACAAGCGCGCGTCTCTCGCTGCGCAATACCGCGCGACCCTCGCTGAGCTCGATGTGCTCTCGAAGGATGTCGGGAAGGCTGGTGATCCGCTTGACGAGATCGCAGCCCGTCGATCTGCTCGGGGAGTCGCCACCGCGGGTAAGGGTCGCTCCGCCGTCTAAGTCGAATTCGTGGCAGGACGTTGCTGATTTGTCGGCGCGTGCTGGGGTTCCGTTGGATGGCTGGCAGGAGATCATCCTCGAGGCGGCTATGGGCGAGCGGGCTGATGGTTCGTGGGCGGCGAAGCGTGTCGGGATGAGCGTGCCGCGGCAGAACGGCAAGTCGCAGTTGATGGTCGCTCGGGCGCTTGCCGGTGCGTTGTTGTTCGGCGAGAAGAAGATCGTGATCTCGGCTCATCAGGCGGATACGGCGCGTGAGGGTTTCTCGAAGCTGATCGAGATCCTCGAGGCGGACGGCAACGATTGGTTGCAGTCGCGCCTCGATCCGAAGTACGGCCGCGCGGGTGTGATGAACGCGATCAACCGTGAGGCTGTGAAGTTCTCGAATGGTGCGTTGATTCAGTTCAAGGCGCGCACGTTGTCGGGTGGTCGTGGGTTCTCGTCGGACTGTCTTCTGCTTGACGAGGCGCAGCGGCTTGGTAGGCCGGCGTGGGCGTCGATCAACTCCACGATGTCGGCTCGTGCGAATCCGCAGGTTTGGTTGCTGGGCACGCCGCCGACGCCGGAGGACGACGGCGAGGTGTTCGAGTCCGTCCGTGTCTCCGCAGTTGATGGCGTGTCATCGACGTCGGCGTGGCTGGAGTGGGGGCTGGATTCGGAGCACCCGGCTTATCTTGCTGCGCGGGATTCGTTGCTGGCGAATCCGCGTCAGTGGTCGCCGGAGATCGAGGCCGCGTGCTGGTGGTCGAATCCTGCGTGGAACACGCGGATCAATCGCGAGGTCGTCATGGGCGAGTTCGAGACGTATACGCCGGAGCAGTTCGCGCTTGACCGGTTGGGTATGTGGGCTGACGAGCTGCGTGCGTCGCGGCTCATCACCGCAACTGAGTGGTCGGCGATCGAGACGACCGAAGCGCCTGATGGTGTCCGGTCTTTCGGGGTCGCTTTCAACATCGACGGCTCGCGGATGGCGCTCGCCGGTGCGGTGAAGCACTCCAGCGGCGCTTATGTCGAGGTGATCGACGCGCACACTGGCGAGGTCGAGGCTGGGATCGCGCCGCTCGCGGACTGGTTTGCGGATCGGTGGCGTTCGGTGTCGAGGATCGCGATCTCGGGCCAGGCAGGCGCGGCTGCTCTTGAGCAGGCGCTGCTGGATCGGCGAGTGCCGCAGCGGGTCATTCACGTCATGTCCGGCCCTGAGGTGTTCGCGGCGAATGCGATGTTCTACGACGCCATCCGCGACAAGACGGTGACGCATCCAGTCGGCAAACCGACTGACCACCTTGAGCGTGCGGTGGCGGTGTGCGATCGGAAGCTCGCGTCGAAGGTGACCGGTTCGTGGCGGTGGACGCCGACGACTGAGGACGGCGACGAGACACCGCTGGAGGCGGTTGGATTCGCGCATTGGGCCGTGAGGACGACGAAGGTAAAGAGTGGAAGGGCGGTGTTCGTCTGATGGCTACCACCCTTGTCGAGAACGACACTGACGACGCCGAGCTGACTGCTATTGCCCGGTCCGCGATCTGGCATGGCTTCAGGGGCTTCGAGTCACAGTCGAAGATGCGGAGGTTCGCGGACTACCGCGATGGCCGCGCTGGTATCCCGGACGTGCGCGAGGGCGCGTCGGAGGAGATCAAGGAGCTTGCCCGCCAGTCGGTGCGGAACGTCTGCGGGATCGTTGTGGACACGTTCGATCGTGGCCTGACGGTGACCGGGTTCCGATCGCCGACGTCGGCCGATGACGAGTCGGCGTGGTCCTGGTGGCAGCGGAATCACCTCGACGCGCGGCAGCACGAGGTACACCGCGCGAGCCTTACCTACGGCTGGTCGTGGGTGTCTGTCCTCCCGGATGACGACCGTGCCAGCGGCGCCCCGGTGCCTGTTACCTGGACACCCCTGAACGTGTACGCGGAGTGGGATGACCCGCGACGGGACGTGTTCCCGCGCGTCGCCACGCTCGTCCGCGAGGTGCGTCACCCACTGCTCGGCAAGGGCTGGTCAGTGATGGTCATCGACGAGACGACGGTCATCGAAGGCTTCATCAAGAAGAAGCCGAAGGGTCGACCGGGCATCAATGACGCGATCCAGACGAAGGAGCCATGGGAGCACGGCGCGACCTACGACGGTCGACCGGTGTGCCCCATGGTGTGGTTCCCGAACGAACTGACGGCGGATGAGCGTCTACCTCGGGGCGAGGTTGAGCCACTGATCCAGGAGCAGCGTGCGATCAACTCCGTGAACTTCGACCGGCTCGCGGTGTCGCGCTTCGGCGCCTTCAAGCAGAAGGTGATCATCGGATGGTCGCCGGCTGACCAGGCCGAGGCGATGAAGATGGGCGCGTCAGAGACGTGGGTCTTCGAGGACGACACGGTGAAGGCGTCCCAGCTTGACGCCTCACCGCTGGCGCCTTATGACAGCCTCCTTCGGGAGCAGACTGAGCACGTCGCTCTGATCTCGGGTGTCCCCGCATACCAGATCACCGGATCACTCCAGAACGTCTCTCAGGAGACGGCGGCGCTCGCCGAGGCGCCGATGCAGCGCAAGCTGAAGCTCAAGCAGGACATCTTCGGTGAGCAGTGGGAGATCGTCATTCGGCTTGCGATGGCGATGTCGGGCGAGGAATCCCCTGACGAGGCGGCTGAGGTGTTGTGGGCCGCGACCGAAGCGCGTTCCTTCGCTGGTGTCGTCGATGGCATCTTCAAGCTGGCGACGATCCCAGCCGATGCGCAGGGCATCCCGGTCGAGGAACTGCTCGACCTGATCCCTGGGATGAATCAGCAGAAGCTGCTGTCGATCAAGTCGGCGCTCGCTAGGCGGCAGATGTCGTCGCTCGCTGCACTGCTCTCGGCCGCTGCGCCTGAGCAGCTTTCCGAGGCTCCTGAGCCTCAGCCTGTGGGGTAGCCCATGGTCACCCGCCAGCAGGAGTACGAGATTCAGCGGGCGATGGCTGGTCTGCGCGTCACCGTGCAGAAGCGGATGACCTCGGCGCTCCGAGTTGTCGCCGAGCAGTACTCGGGTGACCCGCGCCGGTTCCGCGACGCAGCGATCGGCGTTGTGCAGAACATGGTCAAGGAACACGGGGCGCAGGCGGGGGAGTTCACCGCTCAGTGGTACAACGCGCTTCGTACCGACGAGGGAATCCGGGGCCGCTACATCGCTCGTGGGTGGGTCGGCGACTACGACGCGGAGGTCGCGGAGACGATCCGCCGCGCGGTGGGCGAGCTGTTCGAGGACGCCCCTGATCTGGAGCATGTCTTCAAGTCCATCACTGACCGGGCGTCGAAGTACGTCGCCGATCAGGGCCACGAGACGATCCGGCGGAACTCGGCGAGCGATCCGCAGTCGCGCGGGTGGCGGCGAGTTGCTCACGGTGAGACGTGCGACTTCTGTCTGGTGCTCGTCGGCCGCGGCGGCGTCTACACGCGGTCCTCCGTCCGGTTCAAGTCGCACGTGGCCTGCAACTGCTCGGCTGTCCCGTCGTGGGATCCGAACGCGGCCGAAGTGCCGAGCATCGCCTATGAGGCTTCCGCCAGGACGTCTGCACTGTCGCGTGAGCAGCGGCAGGCGATGAACGAGCGGCTGCAGGCGTACATCGGGCAGAACCGTTCCGAGTTGGACGACCTTCGGGCGTCGCTCGGCTCATAAGACCTACCGCCAGCAGGACACCGCCTGCTGGATTTCACGGGCATCGGTGGACTCCATTGGAGGTGTCGGCATGGCCGACGAGAACGAGGACGGGCAGAAGCCCGTCGAAGGCAAGTCGTTCACGCAGGAGCAGGTGAACGCGCTGATCGCTGAGGCGAAGCGGAAGGAGCGGGAGAAGATCCCGACCGATTACGACGACCTCAAGGCGAAGGCGTCGAAGCTCGACCAGCTCGAGCAGGAGTCGAAAACCGAGTTGCAGAAGGCGCTCGACAAGGCCACGGCGCTCGAGACGGAGTTGACGGGCTACAAGACGAAGGAGCAGGTGTCGGCCTGGGCGGCGGACGTCGTCAAGGGCTCCGACATTCCCGCGTCCGTGCTCCGCGGCTCCACGAAGGAGGAGCTTGAGCAGCACTTCGAGCAGCTCAAGGCTCTCGCTCCGAAGC